TTTTTTTTTCACGTCCTATTAACGTGAGTGTTCTTTTCGCCTTGTAACACTAAGTGCTGGAGGCTAAGTATTCCAGCAACTTGAATTTACGGTGACTCTTTCCCGTCTCTCACCGGTTCCAGACATTGATTCCAATTGTAGGCCCAAGGAGTCTCTTCTGGACTTCTTGCACCCCCATTTGGTTCGTTACCGCTCTTGAAATTCTTGTGGAATGAATAATCACCCCGTGCTTCCATATCATCAAGACAGTGTTGGATGGCGTTCGTGACGTACCTAGTACCGGTTTTCGATAACCATCTAGTCGCCGGTTCCATTAATGCCGCTCTAACATCTGCTTGTGAATTGGTTTGCTTATTTGCACACTCTACTCTACCATGACAGAAACACACACCCCACCTCTTGGCTCTACGCTTCGCAGCTGACCTGGACTCACCTAGTAACCAAGGGTTATTTGACGATTTATTCATATAGTATATTTATACCTAAGTATCGTAGACCTAGAGCTCCACCGAGTTTTCCCCAACATTTGACTGAGCTTCAAATACACTCTTGGCTCCTTCAGTACGAAATAGCCTCTGATGCATGACCTGGATCGCACTTGCCTCCGACCTAGTCAACTTTGCTAAAGGTAGACCTTTGGCGAAGTCAAAGAGGACTTGAGGCTCCTTATTCCCAACCCTGGTCATCTTTTTGGCTAGATTTGTATAGACCCCTGACACTGCGGCTGCCTTCAAGAAAAGGTAAGCCTCGGTGGCGAAGGGTTCACACATTTGACGAAGAGTCAAACCGCTAATTGGGGGTTCAGTCGCTGCTTTGGACAAGGTTAGCATCGAGATGATCACCTCTCCTAATTTGATTTCCTCCCCTTTCTTCTTGGTATCATCAAGGCGTCCGGCAGACAGATCAAAGTTCGGTATGATGCTTGGGAAATTGGAGACTTTATTGCTAGTTCCTATTATTGCAATACTACCAAATATATTAGCTAATATATTATTAGTACTGTCACGTTCCTCGTCATTGCTGGGTTCAGATTTGACCCCAGGAACTTTGGCGCTCAGCAGGGTCAGTATGGCCACTTTTATCTTTCTTCCGTCCATTGAGTATCTTTATTGTTTCTTGCACGGCCCGCATAGTGTCATTGTCTGTTTGGGGTTCCACCTTTGTCTCTTGCAGCTTACCAATGCTTGGGTGCAGAATTTCAGTTTCGCACAGCTCTTGGTACATGTGTTTCCCATGCTTCTTGACCAGCATCTTGGTTTCCATAGTATCATCCATGAACCGACAGATGGACACTAAATTCAGGGCCAGTGGGTGTGTCTCATCAAGAAACTCAAGCCCTTCTGATGTGATGCTTAGTTTGAGGGTGAAGCCTTGTTTGAGATCAGCAGTTGCTACACAAAAATCAGGGAAGTCCACAAATGCCGCGACCTTGTCTTTGCAAATGAACCTGAACGCACAGATCTCGTCTGATCCTTTCTTCTTCCTACCGTCTCGCACAACCACTGTAAAGCTCCCTTTCATCCTCCTGTCCAATCCCATGAACCCAAGAGCGATGCATCCAACATGCATAAAGGGGTAGAGCTCTTCATCAACGGCCTTGACTGTCTCATCAGCGTATAGTTCGATTTCAGTGTCAACAGCCCCATTCCTCACCTCTATGTCCTTGCAAATGGCACTTTTGTACACCCTCTTTTCGCCAAAGAGCTCGGAAAACACATTCTGCCCATAGACCTTAGATTTGTCAATTGTCTTATTGAATTCCTTGAGATCAGATATGCCTTGTCGTTTATCCTTCACCTTGAACACCTCCACTTTGGACTCCATTCTCATTCACTCATCAGCGAGAGCATAGCAAACGCAACCTTCAATCCTCTTGATTAGTCCCATATAGGAGCCCAAAGTGATGTTTGTGCGTATCCTTCCTCGCCTACTATGGATGAATCCCCCTGAGAAGTTGACGTGTACCAGGTTCGTGTTTCCCACAAACCCAACGAGCGATAGCAGGTTGGAGTTCTTCACTTCGATGAACTCAATCGTTGAAAGGACCTCGTTTGGGTTGTACTTTAGGGTTACCTCTGATTCGACCCCCACGGTGAAGTATCTGTACTTCTGGGTTCTGTGGTGCCACTCAATGAAATCTGGGATCAATTCTGTTTCTGCCAAAAATTTTTCGGAACGTAACAGGTACTCTAAACCTACTTCTAAGCTAATACCATATACTATCAAATCCGTATGATGCTGTACAAGGCTATTTACACTGTACCTCTTTGCGACTGAAGGGTACATTCACTCCGTCGTCTCCCCGTCAGAGACCACGTCCTGCTCTGATGAGAAGATTGAGCTGATGTGTGTGGGCAGCTTCCTCTTGATTTTTATGATCTTTCGCACTAGTTCTTGGTAGGAGTCTAAGTCGATGTTCAACTCGTATAGTGAATCACTTAACCTGTAGCCGTAACTCGCCTCTAGTGCGTAGTTGCACATGCACTCGTGTAGTCTCCCCTTCTCCTCGGCAATTCCCCACCTGTCTAGCAGCAGATTTGGGTCTTTAACAATCCCAAGTGGACTTACCCTCCACCCGCAGAATAGGGGCTTGTCTCCATAGTTCACCTTTGCTTTGAGTGTCATTTTCCGTAGTATCTCATTATACACACTTGACACCTTCAGGAGACCTGGGGCCACCATGTCATCACCAGCGAATGCCACCGGGTGCTCCAATGGTATTTCGTACCGCATGTATGTGTAAGCCATGTTGCACACGGTGTTGAAGAAAAAGGTCCCGAACTCTCCGGAGAACCGCATAACTGCCAGATCACCCAATGAGCTCCCCATCATCAGCTTTAGCTCCTTGTATTCTTCAATCAATTCAGTCGGCCACTTAAAGTAATTCAGCAGTTCAACCTCCATAGCCAGTATCATCCCATCTTGTGACCTATCAAAAGCTTCGTAGTCTGAATCGGTGCCTCTGAAGTCTGTAAAGTAAGTTTTGCACCATTCATCTAGGTCGTCATAATTTTTCTGAGAGAAGATGAGTATGTTGTCTGGCAACAAGGACCTGAACTCCTCTTCTGTTTTCCGCAGCTGTGCCCCAAATTTGCACAATACGGCGTGTGAGAAGCAGGCTATCGTCTGCCCAGCCTTGGCCTCCACACCCCTTTTCTCCATCTTGGTGCACACTTGGTTCTTGATGAAGACCTTGAGGATGTTGCTTGGCCAATCTGGGTCGGATCTGTATGAGTGGGCCTCGAGGAGCTCGGCGCTCTTGTTTATTCTTTTTTGTGTGAACTCCATCTCCTTTTCGCTCAAGCTAAAGGTTGGTGCAACTTCAGGGAAACCCAACTTCCTCTTCAGCACGTCAAAGATCTGTTTCCCGCTGCTTTCTTGGCTCAGGTATAAGGTTTTGTTTCTTTCGTAATCAGCGAACCTCAACCGTTTCCTTATGGACAGGAGAAATGTGAGATCATCATCAGACTTGTGATGCAGATAGATGGATGATCTAGAGTATGGACTGCTGTACCTTTCGCTCTCAAAGTTGTTGTTTATCTGGTCTGTGTACCCTACCCCTTTCTCGTACTGCTCTCGCAGCTCTTTAGCAGTCAGCTCACTAGCGAACTGCTCATTGGTGCGCTCAGATAGGGGTAGGTGCGTCTTTGAGAACTCGGGCGCCTCTTCATTTTCAGCTTCTTCCTCTTCCATTTCTTCAGCATTTAGGATTAACAGCATACTCTTGAGTAGAGGGTCACCCCGTAGCCTCTCCTCTATTTCCTCCATCGTGTTAGCCCCTATGTATTCTTCACCATCAATAATCAGGAACTTCGACGGGCACTGGGTGCGTAGGTGAGCCAAGAGGTTCTCTCTGGTAGTTCTCTTACCTTTGATTATCCTCTTGAGTGTTTCGCTTTTGGCCACCTGCAGCACTCTATCCTTCTCTATGGTGAAGAACATTTTGATTTTCTTTCTGGCTCTTGTGAAGGCGGTTATCACTGTGTTTTCATCGCAGTGTAGTGATCCCTCATCTATGATGATCTGCACCTCATCCCTGGATAGCCCTTGTGCTTGCCCCACAGTCATTACAGAGGTGAATCCCTGGTACTCCTCCGCGCTGAATCTCTTGAACGTCAAGGTGCACAGATTTTTATTTAAGGACCTGACCTGTTCGATTTCGAATTCCCCGGGCGCTGTGCATTCCATCTCAAAGATCTTCTGTTTTGTGGGTATGCGGTGAGAAAATAGGAGGTAGGGTATCCCTATTGCATCTCCTACCATCCTCTTGAATATACAGCCCCCGTTCTCCGCCAATGCAACCTCATCATCCTTGCTATAATATGTTGTTTGCAGAGGATCCCCTAGCATGATGATGTGACCTGGTCTCTTCAGCCCCTGAACCAGATCGAAGTACCCTGGTGGGTACAATCCTACCTCGTCAACTATTAGATGGCTCGGGTTCTTTCTTCCCTTAACAAGGTAGGTTTCGAAAGTGTACACCTTGTGTGGTGTACCTCTGATCCAGTTTGCCCAGTCCTCCATAAGTGCCCTTCTTGGCACTACGATGTCGCATGGCTCCTTCATGAACCGGAGGGTGTGGCATAAGTATGAGCTCTTACCTGACCCCGCAAACCCAAAGAAGCACCCAACCTCCACTTCTTTCTCGAAGTCCTCTAGCTCAGCTAGCACATCTTTGTGCTCTTTCAGCAGTACCCCAGTGAAATTTTTGCAGAAGGAGTTGGCCAACAGACGAGCGTGCGCCGAGTTCAGCTTGATCTTGGTAGTGCCGTAAGCCTGGCTCATCTGTAGCAGGTTTGAGACGTTGAACCCCACGTCTTTGTAAGGGCATTCAGTTGCGTGTTCACCCTCAATCTTTATTCCCAAGGCAGAGCGCTCCCCATTAATACTCACCTCATAGTCGAATCGCTGCATGTAGACTTGGAGTTTGAGTATTTCTACCATTCTTAGGAACCCACAAATGCTCAACCCTTTTGAGCTCAGGTATCGTGTGAAGTTTGGTTCCACAGAGTTGCATAGGGATAACACCATATCTGCGCCAATTCCCATTGCCTTGACGACTGGCTTGATCATGCATGTATTTTTGAGGTTCATGATCGTCTCTGCCCCTTTGAGCCAGTCTGCGTCTTCCTCTGGTTCGACTGAACCAAAGCTGAAGTTTTCTTCGGTGCTTGGGGTTCCTGGTTGGTCCTGTTTGGGCTCAACCCTGCTGGTAGGGCATGGCGGTAGGTCTAGCATCCTGAACTCATATTCCTCGAGACTGATGAGCCCTTCCTTATACAGATCTATGGGGCGCTTTGTTTGAAGTAATGGGGTGGTCCTGAACAGGTTCTTGCCCACACAAACATAGCTCTTGTGGAACAGCCCCAAAGGTACCCCCTCACAGTAATAGGTCTTTGATTTGAATGCTTCCTTGACCTCATAACTCAGAAGGGCTCTGAGGTAAACCTCCAGTTTCCTCACCTGTGTGCCCACACATCTTGTCCTGCGCTCCACCACCTCGGTTGTGCAGTAGCTCTGTGGCTCCCTGTCGGGAATGATTATATCACCCCTCATCACCCATGAGGTCTTGTCACCCTTGAAGATCAGATCTATAGCTTCGTCGATCTCCTTTAATGGCCTCTGGTGGGGGGGGATGATGTAATCCCTAAAGACCCTGGATATAGTCAGCTCAGGGGTCTTTAGGGCCATCAGGCTTGATTCTAGTGACCACCTATTGAATTCTTCTTTGTCTGTGAGATAGGTGAACCACTTCCCGCATGCTCGTTTAAATGATCTGGCCAAGGCCTTCCCGAGCAAGAAGGTGCCATCTGTTTGGAAGTATTTGCTTTTGCTAACAGTGTTGGCCAAGTTACCTAGAAACATAACTTCCTCTGGTGTCTCGTCGGACTTGGTCAACTGCCTCAATTTGCTGACTGCTGAGGCTGCGTCCGGTTTCTTGAGTGCCATTAGATAATGTGCGGTCTTTCTGGCAAGCTCAGCCCTGATTACCGGATTCCTGTTGGTTGCTGACCTAAATTTTTTCGGGCAGAGTAGGGTGTAGTCAGCGTAAGTGTATTCCATCTCCGTCACCAGGCTACCCGGAGTGGCTAAGAAAACATGATGGGCACCGATGCTTTCCAATTTGCTTATAGTCCAACTTCTGGACCTCCCATCTATTGTTTTGTAGGTGCTTAATAACCAGTTGTTCAGTGGTTGTACGTAAGCACCTGATTGGGCCCCATCTGGGTACCATGTAAAGCTCACCCCATCTTTGTTCAGCTTGAATTTATACAGTGTGGGGTTCAAGCTAATCTCATAACCCAGTTGTATTTCTGCAGGGTATATGATGCTGTATACAACTGGGGTGGAGCAGAAGGTAAGAAACTGTTGGAAATCAGATAACGACCAATAATGCACCTCGTCATGAACAAAAACAATGTCTGACCCAACGAGTTCCGGCCCCAAATGCCTAGATGCTGAAAAATCAATCTCTCTGATCGGGTTTTGGTATCTCAGAGCATCTTTGGCGTGAATTAATCTATTATATACATTATTTACATTATCTAAGCTAGTGAATTTACTCTTATTTAATTTACAGCTAACTAACTTACTCTCCTTTAGACTAACAAAGGTGTTCCTACTTCTAGCTAAATTACGGAATACATTAAAAAGAATGTGGTTTTCTATCATCTTAGATATGGGGTGTGGGTGCACCCTATGACAGTGTAAAGAAAGCGGGATGCCTCTGGAACTTAAGAAGTCGTACGCCTCATCTGAGACGTAGTAGTCAAAACGTCCATCTGCATTTTCCTCTTCCACAGCTAATCTAGCTGCCTTCACTGTCTTTATCGACTCTACCTTGTCGCCAAGGGAAGAGTAGAGGTTTGCTCGTGCCACGCGCGAAGTTGATGCTCCTAGAGACATTCTCAGAGTTTTAAATTGAGTTTGTTTAGGATACCAAGCGCGTGGAACTATG